CTCCAACATTAGAGGTTGGTGATTTAATTATAGCTAATCAAGATGCTCCAACTAATGCATCACAATGGACAGAGGTTAACAAGAACATTGACGTTGCAAGTGCAACAGTACAAGGTATTGCTAATTTCCCAACTGCAGGTGGATTAACAGTAGCTTCAGGAGCGGTAAGTATGCCAACCGTAGTTGCAGCAGGAAGTGTAGGTTCAGCATCTCAATCTTTAAGTCTTTCAACAGATGTTAAGGGTAGAGTTACTGCAAGAACTGCACAAAACATTGCAATTACTGCAAGTCAGGTAACGAATTTTGCAGCACAAACTTTAGTTGAAATTAAAGATAGAGAATTTTCAGCTACTATTGGAGATGGTTCTTCAATTGCAATTGTGGTTACTCATAATTTAGGTCAAAGAAATGTAATGGTAGATATATTTTCTAACGCTGCACCATATGATACTTTATATGCAACAGTAGAAAGAACTTCTACAAACACAATTACAGTTAGAACTACACAAGCACTTGGAAATGCAGCAGCAGTAGTATTGATTAAAGCAATAGGATAAGAATAAAATTTAAAATCAAAATATGTCAATTAGGTTCAAACAAGGGATTGATGTTGACGGTACTATTAAGGTAAACGGAGTGGGGTTAGGGCTAAATGCCTTTACCTCCACTTCTATACCAACTAATAATAATCAGTTACCTAACGGTGCAGGTTATATTACCGCCACATCTACAAATACCTTAACAAATAAGTCAGGTAACATAAGTCAATGGACTAATGATAGTGGCTATATTACTTCAGGTTCTTTGCCAACAGTAAATAATAGCCAAATTACTTTAGTTGCCGGCACTAATTTAAGTGGAGGTGGCATATTTAATTTGAATCAAAGTTCTGCTGAAACAATAACTTTTAATTCAACTTCAGGAATACCTGCAATATTAAGTAATGGAAGTACTCCATCATTAAATACAGGAATATCTGCTGCTGAAGTACGCTCTTTAATTGGAGCAGGTACAAGTTCAACTACAGGTACAGTAACTACTACAGGTTCAGTTAATAATTTTGAATTTCCTCAATTTGCATCTTCTACATCAATAAAAGCATTAACTGCTGCTGAGATGAGGGCTGCATTAAACGTTCCTAATACTACGACTGTTATCACAAATAACAATCAATTAATTAACGGGGCAGGTTATACAGGTAATACGGGTACAACTACTCCATCTAATACACAGACTTTTACTAACAAGAGTGGTAATATTAGTCAATGGACTAATAATTCAGGTTATATAACTTCAGGTGCTTTACCAACAGTAAGCAATGCTACAATTACTTTAGTAGCAGGAACTAATCTTTCAGGAGGTGGTACAATAACTTTAAACCAATCAGCTAATGAGACTGTTACATTTAACAACAGTATCACTAACAATAATCAATTAACTAATGGTAGAGGTTTTGTTACCTCATCAGGTAATACAATTATTGGAACAGATACAGATTTGAATTTCGGAGGAGCGAATGTTCTTAGTACTATTGCTTTAACGGATGGTGTTATAACTGCTTATACAAATAGAGCGATGACTCTTGCTAACTTAGGTTATACAGGAGCAACTAATGCTAACAATATTACTAACAATAATCAATTAACTAACGGTGCAGGATATGTTACTGCTGCTCAGTCAGATGATTATGATAGATGGAGAGTACAAGCAGACTCAGGTAGTGTACTTAATGTAACATCAAATACTAATGTAGATTTTATAGGAGGAACTAATATAACAACCTCAACAGGAACACAAGCAGGAGGACTTAGAGTTACTATCAACAACTCTATCTCAAATAATAATCAGCTTACTAACGGAGCAGGTTATATAACTTCAGGTTCTTTGCCTACAGTAAATAATCCTACAGTAACATTTAATGCAGGAACAGGATTAACAGGTGGTGGTGCAATATCAATGAATCAGTCAAATACTGAAACAATTACATTTAACAACAGTATTACTAATAACAATCAGTTAACTAACGGAGCAGGGTATACAACCAATACAGGTACTACTACCGCTTCTAACTCACAAACTTTCACTAATAAAGGTGGAAACATATCTCAATGGACTAATAACTCAGGTTATGTTACAAGTTCAGGTGTTACTTCAGTAGCAACAGGTAATTCAAATACATTAACTAAGTCAGGTTCAACTTCAGTAACATTAACACCTAATACAGGAGTAGTAAGTGCAAGTTCATCAAACTTAGCAACAGGTTCACAAATACAAACTGCAATTAATAATGCTCTTACAGGAGTATTACAATTTGAAGGAACTTGGAATGCATCAACAAACTCACCTACTTTAAGTTCAGGTTCAGGAACATCAGGAGATTACTACATAGTAAGTACTGCAGGTTCTACAAACTTAGATGGGATTACTGATTGGGCAATTGGAGATTGGGCAGTATTTGCTAATACTACTTGGACAAAAATTGACAATTCACAAGTAGGTAATGTAACAGGTTCAGGTGCAAATGGAAGAGTAGCACTTTGGAATGCAACTTCAAATGTTACAAGTGATTCAGAATTAACATATAATTTAGGAACTAATACATTATCAGTAGGTGCAATAACTTGGACAGGTGGTAATACAGAAAGGTCTAATGATTCTTATGATAATACAATTACAGGAATTTCTGATTCAGGTTCTTCTACAACAACTATAACTCTTACACAAAGAGATGGTGGTACATTAAGTACATCATTTACTATACCACAGGGTGATATTACTTCAGTAGGAGCAGGAACAGGTATTAGTGGTGGTGGAACTTCAGGAGCAATAACAATAACAAACTCAGACAGAGGTTCTTCACAATCTATATTCAAAAACGTATTATCTAATTCAGGTACTGCGGTTGCTGATAACAATAACGATACTTTATCAATTTTAGGTGGAACTAATGTTTCTACTTCTGTTGTTGGAGATGTTTTAACTATAACTTCTACAGACACTAATACAAATAATTATGTAACAAGTGGAAGTATATCAGGAGGAACAGTAACTTTAAACAGACAAGGACTTGGTACAGTAACTTTTACTATTAATAATGCTTCTATCATTAACGGTGCAGGTTATACTTCTAACGTAGGTGATATTACACAAGTTTCAGCTACAGGTGGTTTACAAGGTGGTGGTCAAAGCGGCTCAGTTACAGTAAGTGTAGATTATTCAGGAGCAGGAAATATTATTGATACTGCTTCAGATGGTACAACTATAATTTCTTCAGATAAAATTTTATACGAAGATGCTACTGATAGTGTTGTTAAAGAAATTGCCGTCTCAAGTCTTTTAGCGTTAGCACCTCAAGGTGATATAACAAGTGTAGGTGCAGGAACAGGAATGACCGGTGGTGGTACAAGTGGAGCAGTTACATTAAATGTTATTGGTGGTTCAGGAATTACTGCAAATGCAAATGACATAGCGGTTGATACAACAGTTGTAAGAACATCAGGTAATCAAACTATTAACGATACAAAAACTTTTATGAAAGGTATTGTATTAAGTACACTAAATAGTGATGCTTCTACAATCTTTACTCAAAGTGGATATAAAGTTATAGAACACGATGATGTACAAGGAATAGATTGGTTAGTAAACAATACTGTTCAGATAAGTGTAGCAAATAATAATACAGGTGCTTTCAATGTTGGAAGTAGAAATTTAGTATCACAAGGAATTACTACTCCTTCAATAACTTTACCGGGAACTACAGGTCAATATGTTAGAGGTAATGGAACAGTAGCTTCTTTTCCGAGTATACCTCAAGGTGATATAACTCAGGTTATAGCAGGTTCTAATATGTCAGGTGGTGGAACGTCAGGTGTTGTAACTTTAAATAACACCGCACCAAATATTGTACAATCTACAATAAGTGGTAACGCAGGTACTGCAACTGCATTACAAAATGCAAGACTTATAGCAGGTGTAAGTTTTAATGGTACAACAAATATATCTCTTAACAATAATAATATTACTAACGGAGCAGGTTATACCTCAAATTCAGGTGATATTACTGCAGTAAATGCAGGTTCTAATATGACAGGCGGTGGAACATCAGGTAGTGTTACCTTATCGGTTTCATCTACTCCATCATTTGGAGATGTATTTATAAACGACCAAATAATAAAAACAGGAGATACTAATACGTATTTACAATTTCATGCTGCTGACCAATTTAGAATTGTAACAGGAGGTGGTGAAAGATTAGAAGTAGCAAATTCATTAACAAAAATTAGTACAAATCTTAATGTTAATGCTTCGGGAGATGTAGGATTAAATATAGATGCTGAAAATGGTACGTTTGAGATAGGTGATGTAGATGGAGTAAGTGACCAAGTTTATATAGCAGGTGCAACAAACCTCGATTTATTTACAAATGGTAGTAATAGAATACGCATACAAAGATTAGGTAATGTTGGTATAAATGACACGACTCCATCTTACAAATTAGATGTTAATGGTGATATAAGAGCAACAGGAAATATTATTGCTTTCTCTGATTCAAGAGTAAAAGATAATGTTGAAACTATTGAAAATGCTTTAGACAAAGTAACTCAACTAAGAGGTGTGTCGTACACAAGGAACGACATAGAGGACAAATCTACTCAGTTAGGTGTAATTGCTCAAGAAGTTTTAGAAGTAGCCCCTGAACTCGTTAAATTAGATGATGAAGGAATGTATTCTGTAGCATATGGGAATATGAATGGATTGTTAATTGAAGCTATTAAAGAATTAAAAGCTGAGATAGCAGAATTAAAAAAGAAAATTAAATAATATGGCAGTACCAAGTTCGGGAACTATTACTATGTTGGGCATTGCTCAAGAAAGATTATATGGTACATACGGTGCAGGAAGTGTAGGTAATCCAATTCTATCAAATGACTTGGTAAACGGTGGGGGATTAAATGCTTTTCCTGCTTTAAATAGTAATAGTCCTACTTTACCAAGTACAAGTAATCCATTATTATTGAACGCTTGGTATGAATATGACCAAGATGCAACTTCAGGTTGTACAGCATTCTTAACTAACACGAATCCAAGAAACGCTTGTCTTATTAGTAGTTCAAATACTTCTTACTATCACGATGGTTCAGGTCTTTATCCTGTTACAGGTGATAAAGTATATTCAGATTTTGATTGTACGAATTTAGCAAGTGGAGGTACTCGTAGAGTATTTAGTTCAAGTGGAACAGGTCTTGGAACTTATACTGTGCAATTTGCTTTTCCAAATAACGGAGTTGTAACAGGTATCAGTATATGTTGATAAAAAACATTACATTTGTATAATAATAATCATAATTTAATTAAATGAAAAATTTATCAGAAAAAGAACTTAAAACAGTTCAAGATTTAGTAGCAGAATTTAATCAAGCTAAAATTCAATTAGGAGACACAGTAATATCTCAAAACGCTTTAATGACTAAAGTGGCAGAGTTAAAAGTTTCTTATGCTAAGCAAGAAGAAAAATTAATTAAAAAATACGGGAAAGATTCTGTAATTAATATTCAAACAGGAGAAGTAACAACAGAAGAAAAGACTGCTCCCGAAATGACTCCGGTTAAATAATATGGCAAGAATAAGCACATACGCAACAGATACTGCACCTTCTCTTACTGATAAGGTTATAGGTTCTGAAATGACAAATGAGGGTGTTACTAAGAATTATATTCTTAGTGACATCTTAACACTTGGAGTTAATCAACACGATGTTAAGCTTAAATCTCCCAATGGAAGTGTGTACAAGTTATCAATATCTAACGCAGGTGTTATTTCTTCTACATTAGTTCCTTAAAAAAACCTAATGGACATTAGAAAAATCTCTATAGGGCCTGATTATAAATCAGGTGCTATGCACTACATAGTAGGACAAGAAATTTTAGGAAACTCTCATAAGATACATCTTATACGTTTTGATGCTCAAACTAAATCTGTAAAAATATGGATTGAAAAAAGCGTTACTGAAGAGATTGATGAAATTTTATTGTGGAAAGAATTTAGTTCTAATATGCCTGTGTCTATTGAGTATAACATAAATTTTTAATTAAATGAAATCAAATGCAATCACCATTCTTTTTTATAGTCGAACCTGTAAAGGGGAAACGATATAATAATACAAAAGATATAGGTGGGATTGATTTTATTACAAGTACTTCTGAGGAAGACCATAAGTTTTCAAATAGAGAAGCAACAGTAATAGAACTTCCACTAAGTTATGAAGGCCCTGTAAAAAAGGGTGACACACTTCTTGTGCATCATAATGTATTCAAATTCTACAATGACATTAAAGGTAATAGAAGAAGCGGTAGAAGTTTCTTTAAAGATAATTTATTCTTTATAGAACCTGACCAATATTTTTTATATCACGATGGAACAGAATGGCATACCTATGATAGGTATTGTTTTGTTAAACCTATTCCTACAACTGACTCTTATATTTATAAAAATGTAAGTGAAGAACCTTTAGTTGGTGTAATGAAATATCCAAATAAATATTTAATGAGTAAAGGAATTAAGAAAGGAGACAAAGTTTCTTTTCAGCCTGAAAGTGAATATGAGTTTGAAGTAAATGGAGAGAAGTTATATAGAATATATGACCATCAAATTACACTTAAATTATGAATGTAGGAATTTATAATAATGTTATTAAAAATGTTGACTCCTACAAAAAAGACATTTTAAAAAAAGGCTTTGAAGATATTCTATTAGGTGAAGATACTTTTAAGAATGTACAAGCAAGAGGTCGTGATGAGTTAGTAGATTTTTTATTAATTAAATATCCTAATTATTCACCTGACTTAAACTTTGCAAGAAGGTCTCCAATCTATCAAGATGAACCAAATTATATTCATACTGATGAGATGATGGGTGATTTAACGGCTATATTGTATTTAAACGAAAAGCATCCTGAAGAAGATGGAACAACTTTATATTACAAAGGAAAAAAAAGTTGTATATTAAAAGCAAAGTATAATAGATTAGTTGTATTTCCATCTGACTTATATCATTCAAGAAATATATTTGACAATTATGGTTCTGCAGAAAACGCAAGATTAATTCAAGTTTGTTTTTTAAAAGAAAATAAATGAATAAAAAAATAAAGTTAAAAATAATTGAAGCAGGTCATAGGGCGGTAGAGCAATTAATAAAAGTTGCAAAAGAAGAAATTATTAAACACGACCCTGAAGATGAATTATCTGCAGATAGATTAAAGAATGCAGCGGCTACAAAAAAGTTAGCAATATTTGATGCATTTGAAATCTTAAGTAGAATAGAAGCTGAAGGAGAGGCTATCAAAATTTCTGAACAAGGAGCAAGTAGAACTGATACGAAACAAGGATTTGCAGAACGAAGGTCAAAATAATTTATATAAAGTAGTAGAAAACTACATACCTAAAAAAGTACTTAGCATTAAAAACAAAGCTAAGTCTTGGGTGTATGGATATGACCAAAAATATAATTTTGTAGTAATTTCAAAGACAGGTCAGATAGGAGAAATTTTAGATATACAAGGTTTAAAAATAGGCTTACCTCTTGAACCTAAAAAGTGTCTTCAAAGACACAAGAAAAAAGAAGAACAATATTGGGAAAGAACTAATCTTCCAAACGAACTACAAAAAATACAATCTATATTTCAATGGAATGATAAGCCTTCTGATTTTAAAGAACGATGGGTAGATTACATTGAAGAAGAATTTGACCGAAGAGAAGAAGGGATTTTCTTTATGAGCAATGGTAAGTCTACTTATATTACAGGTGGGCATTATATGTACATACAATGGACAAATATTGATATTGGATATCCTGACTATAGGGAAGCAAATAGAATATTTTATATTTATTGGGAAGCTTGTAGAGCAGATAAAAGAAGTTTTGGGATATGTTATTTAAAAATTAGGCGTTCAGGATTTTCTTATATGGGTAGTGAAGAGTGTGTCAATACAGGTACACTTGTAAAAGATGCACGAGTTGGTATACTTTCTAAAACAGGAGGGGATGCAAAAAAAATGTTTACTGATAAAGTTGTTCCTATTGCAAATAGACTTCCTTTTTTCTTTAAACCTGTGCAAGATGGTATGGATAAACCTAAAACAGAATTAGCTTTTAGAGTTCCTGCTGCAAAAATTACTAAAAAAAATATGACTACTGTAGCTAACAATGACATTCAAGGTCTTGACACTACAATAGATTGGAAAAATACAGATGATAACTCTTATGATGGAGAGAAATTATTATTATTAGTTCACGATGAGAGTGGTAAATGGATTAAACCAAATAATATTTTAAACAATTGGCGTGTTACTAAAACGTGTTTAAGATTAGGTAGTAAAATTATTGGTAAATGTATGATGGGTTCTACCTCTAATGCTTTGAGCAAAGGTGGAGATAACTTTAAAAAACTTTATGACGATTCAAACGCAGATAAAAGGAATGCCAATGGGCAAACCAAAAGCGGATTGTATAATCTTTTTATTCCTATGGAATGGAATATGGAAGGTTTTATAGATAAGTTTGGAATGCCTGTTTTTAAAACTCCTAAGTCTCCAATACTTGGAATTGATGATGAGTTAATTCATAAAGGAGCAATTGATTATTGGCAAGATGAAGTAGACTCATTACAAAATGATGCAGATGCATTAAATGAATATTACAGACAATTCCCAAGAACTGAATCTCACGCATTTAGAGATGAAAGCAAACAATCTCTTTTTAATCTTACAAGAATATATCAGCAAGTAGATTTTAATGACACACTTGTAACTGAACATCACACTACGAGATGTAGTTTTAATTGGCAAGATGGTATTAGAGATAGTAAAGTTATAATGAGTCCTAATAAAAATGGTAGGTTTATAGTTAGTTGGACTCCTAAGAGAGACTTACAAAATAGAGTTATAGTAAAAAATGGAATTAAGTATCCCGGTAATGAACACATAGGAGCATTTGGATGTGATAGTTATGATATTTCAGGAACAGTTGGAGGAGGAGGTTCTAATGGTTCTTTGCACGGATTAACTAAGTTTAATATGGATGATGCTCCAAGTAATGAATTCTTTTTAGAATATGTTGCACGTCCACAAACTGCAGAAATATTTTTTGAAGAGGTATTAATGGCTTGTGTTTTTTATGGAATGCCTATATTAGTAGAAAATAATAAACCAAGATTATTATATCATTTTAAAAACAGAGGATATAGAGGATTTAGTGTGAATAGACCTGATAAACAATTTACGAAATTATCTAAAACTGAACGAGAGTTAGGTGGTATACCCAATTCAAGTGAAGCAGTTAAGCAGGCACACGCTTCTGCTATAGAATCTTATATAGAACAATATGTAGGTTTTTTAGATAATGATGATATTGGTACGATGCCGTTTGTAAGAACATTAGAGGATTGGGCAAAGTTTGATATTAGCAATAGAACTAAGTTTGATGCAAGTATATCGTCCGGTTTAGCTATAATGGCAACTCAAAAACATCTTTATCAACCTGAGAAAAAACAATCAAAAATAAACATTAACTTTGCGAGGTATAATAACAAAGGGAACATAAGCGAAATTATTAGATGATAGATGTTAAAGTAAACATAACATCGGCAGGCTTCCCAAGTCAGTTTGTTTCTGATGCAGAAAAAGCATCAGATGAGTTCGGTATTCAAATCGGACAAGCTATTCAATATGAATGGTTCAAAAAGGACGGAGCACAATGTAGATTCTATGACCAATGGAGAAGTTTCCATAGGCTTAGACTTTACGCCCGTGGCGAGCAGTCTGTTGGTAAATATAAAAACGAGTTAGCGGTTGATGGCGACCTGTCTTATCTAAATTTAGATTGGACACCTGTTCCTGTTATGCCCAAGTTCGTAGACATTGTAGTAAATGGGATGTCTGATAGATTATTTAAAGTAAAGGCTTTTGCACAAGATGCAATGTCTCAAGCAAGACGAAGCAAGTTTCAAGACCTCATTGAGGGACAGATGATTGCTAAACCTGTATTAGACATAGTTGCTAAGAAAACAGGTGCTAATCCTTTTTCAGTTAATCCTGAAGATTTGCCAACAACAGATGAAGAGTTGTCATTATATATGCAACTTAAGTACAAACCTGCTATAGAAATAGCAGAAGAAGAAGCTATTAATACTATACTTGAAGAAAATCATTATTTTGATTTACGAAAACGTTTAGATTATGACCTTACTGTAATAGGTATTTCAGTTGCTAAGCACGAGTTTCTTCCGGGTTCAGGTGTCGAAGTTAAATATGTAGACCCTGCAAATGTGGTATACAGTTATACTGAAGACCCACACTTTAAAGATTGTTTTTATTGGGGAGAAATTAAGACTATGAATATCATAGAACTTAAAAAAATAAAACCAACACTTACTAATTTAGATTTAGAAGAGATTGCAAAAAGTGGACAAAGTTGGTATGACTATTATAATGTAGCACAATATTACAACAACGATATTTTTTATAGAGATACTGTAACATTAATGTATTTCAATTATAAAACTACTAAAACTTTTACTTACAAGAAAAAAATAAAAGATAGTGGTAACATAAGAATGGTTGAGAAAACTGACGAATTCAATCCATCTGAAGAGATGATGGATGAAGGTAGTTATGAAAAAATTTCTAAGACTATTGATGTATGGTATGAAGGAGTAATGGTAATGGGAACTAACTACTTATTAAAGTGGGAGTTAGCAGAGAATATGGTAAGACCAAAGTCTTCATCTCAGCACGCAATACCTAATTATGTAGCTTGTGCACCTCGTATGTACAAAGGAGTAATAGAATCTTTGGTTAGAAGAATGATACCATTCGCTGACCTTATTCAAATTACACATCTTAAATTACAACAAGTAATATCTAAAGTAGTACCTGACGGTGTCTTTATTGATGCAGATGGTTTAAACGAGGTTGACCTTGGTACGGGTAATGCTTATAATCCTGAAGATGCTTTACGATTATACTTCCAAACAGGTAGTGTTATTGGTAGAAGCTATACAGGTGATGGTGAATACAATCAAGCAAGAGTTCCTATCACACAGTTAAACTCTAACTCAGGAGCAGGAAAGACACAAATGCTTATAGGTAACTATAATCATTATATGGATATGATAAGGTCTGTAACAGGCTTAAATGAAGCGAGGGATGGTAGTAAACCTGACCCTAATTCTTTAGTTGGTGTACAGAAGTTAGCAGCATTAAATTCTAATACTGCAACTCGACATATATTAGACGGAAGTTTATATATGTATAGAACTATTGCTGAAGCATTAACATATAGAGTTTCGGATATATTACAGTATGCAGATTTTAAAGATGACTTTGTTAATAAAATTGGAAAGTACAACGTAAGTATACTTAATGAGATTTCAGATTTATATATTTATGACTTTGGAATTTTTATCGAAGTAGCACCTGATGAAGAACAAAGGTCACAACTTGAGCAGAATATTCAAATGGCTTTATCTAAAGGAGATATTAATCTTGAAGATGCTATTGATATAAGAGAATTAAAAAATCTTAAACTTGCTAATCAACTTCTTAAAGTTAAGCGACAAGCTAAACAAGAACGAGAACAAAAACAAGCAAAAGAAGCACAAGCAGCACAAGCACAATCAGCACAAGCAATGCAAGCACAAGCCGGTGAAATGGCAATGCAACAATTACAGATGGAAACTCAAGCTAAGATGCAAATCAAACAAGCTGAGATTCAAGGAATGATGCAGAAAATGCAACAGGAAGCTGAATTAAAATCTATGTTAATGGATAAAGAGTTTGAAATGAATATGCAGTTGCGTGGAATGGAAGTAGATGCTTTGTCAAAAAGAGAAGATGAAAGAGAAGTAGGAAAGGCTTCACGAATTAGCCAACAGAATACTGAACAAAGTAAATTGATTAATCAAAGAAAAAATAACTTACCTCCAATGAGTTTTGAATCAAACGAGGATAGTTTAGATGGATTTGATTTGTCAGAGTTTAGTCCAAGATAAAATTAAAATTAAATTAAATCAAAATCATATGGAATACACAAATGTAAAAGTAGTTGATGATGCAGAAGCAAAATCAGTACAACAAGTAGAAGGTGAATTACTTGAGAAGCACGAAGCACAGTATAACGAAGTTGATAACGGTCACGTAACAGTACCTACAGATACAGTTAATACTGATATTGCGGATAAAGAAGAATTAAGTAAACCTCTTGAACTAAACGAAGAAAATATTCTGTCGTTTATGAAAGAAAGATATAATAGAGATATTACTTCTTTAGATGAATTAAATGAAGTACGTAAAGAAAGTCAGGAATTACCTGAAGATGTTGCGGCTTATTATAAATACAAAAAAGAAACAGGACGTGGTCTTGAAGACTTTGTTGCTTTAAGCAAAGACTTTGATGGTGGAAATCCTGATAAAATTTTAAGAGACTATTTAGTTGCGACTGAAAGAGGTCTTGACGAAGAGGACATTGATGGAATGATGATGGATTATTCTTATGATGAAGACCTTGACGATGAGACAACTGTTAGAAAAGCTAAACTCTCAAAAAAGAAAGCAATTGCTAAGGCCAAAGATTACTTTGAGTCTGAAAAAGAAAAATATAGAATTCCTCTTGAGTCAAGTGGGCGTTCTCTTTCTGATGAAGACCAAAAGCAAATGGAGGACTATAAGCAATATGTAAGTGAAGCGAGTTCTTATGACGAGGAAGCGAAGCGTAAATCTCAATGGTTTACACAAAAGACAGAAGAAGTTTTCGGAAGCGAGTTCAAAGGTTTTGAGTTCTCTATTGATGAAAATAAAAGTGTCACGTATACTCCGGGTGACTCAATGGAATTGAAAAGTTTACAATCTAATCCGGGAAACTTTATAAAAAAGTTCTTGAATGAAGAAGGTTTACTTCAAGATGCAGTTGGGTATCACAAAGCACTTGCAGTAGCGATGAATCCTGAAAAATTTGCCAAGCACTTTTATGAGCAAGGCAGGTCAGAAGGTACTGATGATTTATTAAGAAAGACTAAGAACGTGAATATGTCTGCTCGTAATACACCTGAAGTATCATCAAAAGGAGGAACTCAATACAAAGCTATAAATCCGGATAACGGACGAGGCTTAAAAATTAAGAGTAGAAAATAATTTATTAATTTAAAAAAAAACAAAATGGCAGGACAAGTAAATGCAGCACCTACATTTGCATTGCAACCAAGTGCACAACAGACACCGTTAGCAAGCAATTATATTACAAACTTTGATTTCTTGAATCAGTATCTTCCTGATACTTATGAAAAGGAATTTGAACGTTATGGTAATAGAACCATCTCATCTTTCTTACGTATGGTAGGAGCAGAGATGCCGTCTAACTCAGATTTAATTAAATGGGCTGAGCAAGGACGTTTACACACAAAGTATATTAACTGTGCAACTGCAGCAGCAGCAGGAGTTGGAGTAGCAACTTTTACAATTTCGGATGTTTTAATTCCAACACCAACTGCTCCGGCAAAACCAATTGCGATTAGAGTAGGACAGACTTTATTTATTTCTGATAATGCAGGAACAGGGTCTAACAAAGCTATCGTAACTGCAGTTGATTTAGCATTAGGTACAGTTGATGTAGCTTATTATGAATTAGCAGGTCAAAGCTTTGCAGCAGCACAAGTATGTACAATCTTCATCTATGGTTCTGAATTTAAAAAAGGAACTAACGGAATGCAAGGTTCTTTAGAAGCTGATGATATCATCTTCGAAAATTCTCCAATTATCATAAAAGATAAATATGCAGTATCAGGTTCTGATATGGCACAGATTGGATGGATTGAAGTAACAACTGAAAACGGTGCTTCAGGATACCTATGGTATATGAAGTCAGAGCACGAAACAAGATTACGTTTTGACGATTATCTTGAGACTGCAATGATTGAAGCAGTTCCTGCAGAAGCAGGTTCAGGTGCACAATTAAATGCAGCAGGTGGTGATGTAGGTAACAAAGGTTCTGAAGGTATCTTCCACGTAGTCTCTACAAGAGGTAACGTATGGGGTGGTGGAAATCCAACTACATTAACAGAATTCGATACTATTGTTAGTCGTTTAGACAAGCAAGGTTCTATTGAAGAAAATGTAATATTTGTTGATAGAGATTTTTCTTTTGATATTGATGATATGTTAGCTTCATTAAACGGATTTGTTGTAGGTGGTGCTTCTAACTCTGCATCTTTTGGTCTTTTTGACAATGACGATACAATGGCATTGAATTTAGGATTTACAGGATTCAGAAGAGGTTATGACTTTTACAAGTCTGATTGGAAATACTTGAATGACCCAACAATGAGAGGTGGACTTTCTACTGTTGCAGGTTCAGGTAGAGTAAATGGATTGTTAGTTCCTGCAGGTTCTACTTCTGTTTATGACCAAATCTTAGGAAAAAATGCTAAGAGACCTTTCTTACACGTAAGATACCGTGCTTCAGAAACTGAGGACAGACGCTACAAAACTTGGATTACAGGTTCTGCAGGTGGTGCTCAAACTTCTGACCTTGATGCAATGGAAGTAAACTTCCTTTCTGAAAGAGCAGTATGTACATTAGGTGCAAACAACTTCTTCATATTCTCTGAATAAGAAGATTAATATATTAAAGGGAGGCAATAAATATTCTGATGAGCCTCCCTTTTTTTTAATATAAATTTAATTTTAAATCTTATCAAATGAAAAAACCAATGGAATTTGTCGCAAGACAATACAAATTAACAAGAGAAGCAGCTCCTCTTTCTTTTATGCTGCCAACACGTAACTCACGTAGATTTCCTTTAATGTATTTTGATGAAGACACAGGTGAAAACCGAGCACTTCGTTATGCCAAAAATCAAAAAAGTCCTTTTGAGGATGAACAAGATGGCAATGCAATTTTAGAACCGGTTATCTTTGAAGATGGGTTTTTAAATGTTGGAAAAGAAAATCAAGTACTGCAGAAATTCTTATCATTACATCCTTTAAACGGAAAAAGATTCGTTGAGGTGGATGAAGCAAAAGATGCTGCGGCAATAGTAAATATCCTTAATCTTGAGGTAGATGCTTTAATTGAAGCAAGAAACTTAAGTGTAGATATGGTTGAGAATGTAAGTAGAGTTCTTTTTGGAACAGATACTTCAAGAACCTCAACTGCAGAATTAAGACGTGATATTTTGGTATATGCCAAAAGAGAACCACAAAACTTTATAAATATTCTTGGTGACCCAATGTTAAAGTTACAAGCAAATGTTGCATTGTTCTTTGAAAAAGGTTTACTTGCTTTTAGAAAGAATAGAAAAGAAGTTTGGTTTAACACATCTACTAATAAAACAAGAATGCTTACAGTACCATATGGTGAAGAACCTATGTTTATTGTAGCATCATATCTTCAAAGTGATGAAGGGATTGATGTCCTTAAAATGCTTGAGAAGATGCTTGAAAAATAAAACAATAAAGAGTAAGATTGAAACGAGGGGCTATTTTAAGTCCCTCTTTTTTTTTGCTTATCTTTACCAAAAAGTTTACGATGATAAACACAGTAAGAAATACAGTTCTGTCTGTGCTAAATAAAAACAATTACGGATATCTATCTCCGTCAGATTTTAACTTATTTGCAAAACAAGCACAGTTAGATATCTTTGAGAATTATTTTTATGAGTACAACTATCAGATTAATAAAGAAAATGCACGTCAATCAGGTACGGGCTATGCAGATATACGAAAAGGTATAGAGGAAGCTATTGAAATTTTTTCAGAAACAAAAGGTTTAGTTAGAACTGCTGATAATATTTATTCATTACCATCTCAAACAACAACAGGAGATGATTACTACTTGCTTAATAAAGCATTAGTATATCAAACACTTTTGGACGAGGGTACTACCACGGCAATTTCAGCAGGAACAGGCAATAATAAGTTAATTGATTCTGCCGCTAATTTTACTGCGGATATTAATATTGGGGATATTATCGCATATGAAAACGGTGGGGTACAATACGCTAAAGTTACAGTTAAAGATAACTCAACAACTTTAACAACTAATCGTACAGATTTGAATGCTATTGGTAGGCCTTATGCCATATATAAAAGTACTACAAAATTTGAAGAAGCAGAAAAAGTTACACATAGTAAAATAACTATGTTGAATAATTCTTTACTAACTGCTCCTAACTTAACATTCCCTGCATACACACAGGAGGCTAATGCATTAACTGCATTTCCTAATACCATAGATAGTATAGGACAAGTTCAAGCACAGTACTTAAGATATCCTGCAGAACCAAAATGGACATACGTAACATTAGCAAACGGAACACCTGTATTTAGTCAGAGTCCTGCTGACTATCAAGACTTTGAAATACCTCTTGATGATGAAGTAGGGTTGATTTTAAAAATACTTCAGTACGCAGGAGTTATGATTAGAGAAGCGGATGTTTATTCATTTGCACAAGCAGAAGAAAACCAAGATAACCAAGAAGAAGCATAATGGCATATATATCAGAATTTCAGTACTACGACAATGGAGTTAATCCCCCTGAAGATGTAAATTGGGGCTCATATCAATACGTACCATTGTATGATATAGTAAACAATTTTATGTTGATGTATCAGGGTAATCATAGTCTTGTAAACAATGAAGAGAGATTTAAGATATTGTTTCACGCAAAAAGAGCGATTCAAGAATTAAACTATGATGCTTTTAAAGAAATAAAAGTTTTAGAGTTAGCGGTTGATGATAGTCTGAGATTTGTTTTACCTCCCGATTATGTAAATTGGGTTAGAATTTCTATGTATAGAGATGGTATTTTGTTTCCATTAAGTGAAAACATTCAGGTACAAAGTGCTCAAGCATATCTTCAAGACCAAACAGGAAGAGTTTTATTTGACCAATCAGGAAATATTTTAAGACCTGAAGACTCGTCATTAGACTTTGATAGAATAAAAGGAAGCAAGCCAAGCATTTACTTAGACCAAAACAATGGACAATTTAATGGTCAGACAGGATATAATGTAGATGGGTGTTGGTATTTTGAATATGGTATTGGTGCAAGGTTTGGTTTAAATACAGAAACTGCAAATTCTAATCCAACTTTTACTATAGACAGAAAAGCAGGAGTAATAAACTTTAGTTCAAGCATATCTAATAACTTAGTTGTACTTGAGTACATATCTGACGGTATGGAAGGTGGTGATGACAGTAAGATTACTGTAAACAAGTTATTCGAAGAGTATGTGTACGCATCAATTGAATATGCAATACTTGGTTCTAAATTAAATACACAGGAATACATAGTTGCACGTATGAGAAAACGTAAAACTGCATTACTGAGAAATGCAAAAATTAGAATTAGCAACATACATCCGGGAAGATTATTGATGAATCTGAGAGGTCAGAATAAATGGATAAAATAATATGCCGAATATTTCAAGAAATTTTATACAAGGGAAAATGAACAAGATGGTTGATGAACGACTCGTGCCAAACGGGGAGTACATTGACGGATTAAATATTCGTATGGGTTCTACGGAAGGTTCTGAAATAGGCGTTGTTGAGAACACAAAAGGAAATACTCGACTAACAACACTTACCTATAACGGGATAGCCCTTATTAACGCACGTTGTATTGGTGCGTTTGAAGATGGTGCTAATGAATCTGTGTATTGGTTTATTTCGTCCAACTCAGAGCCTGTATCAACTTCTCCAACAGGAAAGGTAGATATGGTTGTGTCATTCAATACTACATCAAACTTATTAACTTATCATATTATAAGTGTAGATGACGGAGGTGGAGTTAATACTACTTTAAATTTTGATAGTAAATTTCTTATTACAGGAGTTAATAAAATTGAAAACTTAGTTTTTTTTACAGACAATCTTAATCCTCCAAGACAATTTAATATCCTTAAAAACTACGGTAATCCCGTATCAAATATAGATTCGTTTACAGGTGAAGCAATTCAGGTTTTAAAAAGACCGCCCATTACTTCTCCAAGCATTAGACCTTTAATAACTAACTCTGAAGATAATTTTTTAGAAAATAGATTTATTTGTTTTGCTTATAGATATAGATATGAAGACGGAGAATATTCTGCAACTTCACAATTTAGTGAACCTTCTTTTGTTCCTAATATATTTGACTACGATACTGCAACTGCTTTAAATGCAGGAATGTTGAACACCACAAATATGTGTGATGTCACTTATAATTCAGGAGGGCCTCTTGTAAAAGAGATAGACCTTTTGTTTAAAGATATGAATAATTCTATAATTAAAGTTATAGAAAAATTAGATAAAGAGGAATTAGGATATGCTGATAATACAGAATATACTTTTACGTTTAGTAATAGTAAAATTTTTACTATACTTCCGGTAGGAGAAATATTAAGATTATACGATAACGTTCCTAAAATTGCTCAGTCTCAGACTCTTATGGGTAATAGACTTATGTATGGTAACTACTTAGAAGGATACGATTTATCAAGAGAAAATACAGGTAGTCCTGTTTCTCTTGTTCCAACTCAGTTACAATATTTTACAAGTTTAACATCTGAGCAAGTAGGTAGAAGTGATTTATCTACAACTACAATTTCAGCTAACTATACTATAAATGGTAATGTAAGTTCTATTGGAACATTTAGTATCAATTTAACTGATAAATTTTTAGTAGCAGGTTCTATTATAGATATATTTCTTAGATGGACATTTAATAGTTACAATGGACAAACTCCTTTTCCTGTAGAAGAACAAGCACCTGTAGATATTAGCTTTCAGTATACTCTTCAGCAAAATTATAGTTCTGCATACGCACTTTCAATTGATGCAGATTTTATTGAAAGAATAGGTAATGCTGCTACAATACAAACAGTACAAAATTCTTGTTCTGCATCAACATTTACAGACCTTTTTAACTGTGAAGTTGATAATGATTTAGATACTTTATTTAAAGTAAATAGTGGTATAAGTGCAATAGCACAACCAATAAAGATTATTTCTTTTCCTTCATCAGAACTAATATTTTTTCAAATACCTGCAGTACAATATGTTGACTCATTAGTACCTGCAAATGTTACACAAACAGTTTATTCTTATTACGATATAACACTTGCTCAAGCAGCTTTTCAAGAAATTGGAGACCCTAAAAGTTTAAAAAGTAATAGAGATTATGAAATAGGTATTGTTTATATGGATGATTATAACAGAGCATCATCTGCTCTTGTTAGTCCTAATAATACTCAACACGTTGGATGTTCTTTATCAGATTCAGTAAATAAAATAAACGTAACAATTCCTATTCAACAGATAGCACCATCGTGGGCTAAAAGATATAAATTTTGTATCAAGCCTGATAAGGGAGAATATGATATTATTTATTCAAATTTCTTTTTTAGAGACCCAACATCAGGTGCTAATTATTTCTTACTTGACGGACAAAACTCTCAAAAAATTGAAGAAGGAGATGAGTTACTTGTTAAGACAGATACCAATGGTGTCGTGCAAAGATGTACAAGAACAACTGTATTAGAAAAGAAAGCACAACCAAGAGATTTTTTAGACCCTCCTCCGATAAATTCAGCAGATGCAGATATTGCAGTTCCTTCAGGAGTTTATATGAAAATAAGAGCAAATAATTTTAACACAATACTTGGAGATTATCCTGTTATTGCTTATGGTGAAAAGGTAAGAGGGCCAAATTCAGGTGGATGTCAGTTGATACAATACCCTGTTGATGTAGAAAATATTGCAGCACCCGGACAATTTATTGATTATACAGTACCACAAGGTTCTCGTATAAATATGGTTATTAAAAATTTAAGACGAGGTAAAAATAACGTTGGAGAAAAACGTTGGGAAGTAGAAGCTAAATTTGTATCAAGTGATTTATATACTAATTTTAAAAATTGGTTTGAAGGAGATAGTATAGCAGCAGCATTAGAGGCACAAGCAACTAATATAGTTGGTGGTATGGAAGGGCCAAATTATAATGCTACGACTTTAGAAAACTGTGGTTACTCTCTGCTTTCTTGTAGATTTAATACTACAGGTGCAGGTACTCTTCAGCAACGTACATTTTTTGAAGTAAGAAGTTCAAAAGGTTATAGAGGTAATAACCGTAAAGCAGTTCGTATAGAAGTTGATATTGTAGTTATTAGAGCAGAAGATACAATTGTTTTTGAATCAGATTCACAAGATGCAGAACCGGATTTATGGTATGAGTCTTCAGACTCGTTTGCAATTGATGCAATAGGTCAGCATAGTGGTAATACACAAAATCAAGTATTTTCTACTAACACACCTGCTATAATTAAAACTGATTTTTTTAATTGTTTTGCTTTTGGAAATGGAGTAGAAAGTTTTAAGATACAAGATTCTATTACAGGAAGACCTTTGGTCTTAGGTAACAGAGCACTTACAACTCAAGGTACAGAATTCGAACAAGCAGAAAGATTATCTGATATTACTTATAGTGGTATCTATAATGAAGAATCAAACGTTAATAAACTAAATGAGTTTAACGGAGGCTTGCTAAATTTTAAATCATTAGAAGCATCGTTTGGGCCTATTCAAAAACTTTTTGCAAGAGAGACAGATGTTCTTGTTTTGCAGGAAGATAAAATATCATATGTGTTGGCAGGTAAGAATTTACTTTCTGATGCAGGTGCAGGAAATTTATTAACTACAGTACCGGAAGTATTAGGAACTCAGATTGCAAGGATTGAAGAGTTTGGTATAAGTAGCAACCCTGAAAGTTTTGCAATATATGGTGCTTCTAAATATTTTACTGATGCCAAAAGAGGAGCGGTAATAATGTTGAAAGGACAAAGTGCAAGAGATGAGCAACTACAAGTTGTATCTACATTTGGATTGAGAGGTTACTTTAGAGATTTATTTCAAACTTCTTTTCAGACTCAAAAGTTAGGTGGTTTCGACCCTTATATGAACGAGTATGTTTTGAGTAACAATCAGATTAAAATACCTTCTCCTGTTCCTTGTTTAAATTGTGGAATTACACAAACGTTTACATCATCATCAGCGAAGACATATTCATTCTGTGTTAATTTTGGAAGTCTTGTAGGTGATGTGAATTTAACTTATAAGTTTCTTTCTGCTGAAGGTAATAGTATTAATTTAGCTGCAACATATAATGGCGTTACGGTAAATACAGGAGCGGTAACTGCAAATGGAGTTTTAACATTTGACAAAGATAAAGTAAATGAAGAATCTGCTGATATTGTTTTTACTGCTAATGGTGCAGGTACAGTAGAATTAACTTATGCTTGTCCTGCTGCAGATAGTATTACAATACAATTAGTACAGGTAAACTCTGCTAACAATGGAGGTGAGTTTATTACTAATGAATATAGATGGAAAGACGGAACTTTTGTTTCACCATTACATAAAGAAAATGTAAAGTTTGCTACAGGAAATTCACCAATTGTTTCTTTGTATAAAAGTATACAAGGATTACAAGGTGGAGGAGTTATACCTGCTGATGGTTCTGTTGTAACTATGTTATCTAATAAAATACAAACTGATGATTACAATTTTGTTTTGACTCAAGATAAATTTAGATTTCTTAGGTCGAACACTTTATATAATAATAATTCCGCAGATATAACTGCATTAATTACTGCATCTGCAATTGCAACTCCTATCGCAGAACCGA